ATGAAAGCAATCAAAGTATTTATTGATGAAGCGGAACAGTTTAAGATGCTGAACCTGATAGAAAAATTCAACAATCACGAGGATATAGCGGCTGCGGGAACAGGCCAGACAGATTTTGTAGTAGCCACTTCTGGTGAATGTGCGATGGCTTATGTAAGGGCAGTCCTTGCCGGGAAATTGGATGATTGTACGATTGAAATAATTAAATAAGGAGGAATGATTATGATCAGAAAAACATTCAGATGTGAAGTTAGGGGAAGCTATGTTATTAGTTCAACAATAGAATACCGCTTATTCGGCATTCTATTGTATAAGAAAGAATACTTCTACCCGCCCGAAGGGAGTCGCGGCGAATACTTCATTCGCTGAGCCATTCAAGTACTTTTTCGGTTATGTCAAAAGAAAAGTAATAAAGTCGTATAAACAACAAGTGAAAACAATGAAGCTGACAAGGATATTAAACACCATTTTTCGCAACGTATGGTTCTTTTTTTCTTCGGAACACTTATCGGATTCGGATTTATATCCTTGTGCAATACTTTACGAAGTTCTTCCGCAAAGGCTTTCTGTACCTGCCCTGGTAGAGATGACAAATCATGTAGCACTATTGCAGCGAGCAGGACTCCCGATAATAATAGATATACTGACAGAAGAAATACCAGACGGATATATAGGCAAGATGTCTGTGTGGATTGAAGGCTTATCAGAATGCCCAAGATGCTGGCTCCTGCCACAAGGATATTTTGATAAAATCCGATCTGTTTCTCTGTAGCCAGATTGGTTATATCGGTCAGTTTTTGGAGGTTCTTAACCCAGCTTTCATTATTCATGATATTTGAATTTTAGTTAGACATGCTACAAATGTAGCAAAACTTCCGCGGTTCGTGAGAATAGCGGAAGGTATTTAAAACAGAGTATTAACAATAAAGCAATATAGCGATGAAAAAGCATATTTATTTAGACAGGGCCGGCAAAGGCAAATTGCGTCAGATATTTGACTGTACGGATGTGATGATATGGAAAGCATTGACTTTTGAAAGCGACAGTGAGCTGGCTCGCAAAATCCGTTATACGGCAATAAAGGAATTAGGCGGTTTTACCATCAATGACGGTTTTGCTATGGACTGGGAAACAACCCATCAAACGGCAGAGCATACAATGACACAGACTTTCGGGAAACGTGTTAAAATCATATCACATAATGATTTTCCTTTAGTCGTTGCTTTTATAAATGGCAAAGAAGTGAAGAGAGTAGAAAGCAGTTTGATGATTTCTGATTTTATGAACCTTCAGGATGAAGTTGTGAGAATGGCCTACGGCCCCCGAATTTAAAGTATCACTATGGAGTACTACGGAAAAATATTGTGTATATCAAAAGATGACCTAACACGTGACGACCGACCGCTTTTAGGGGACTATCGGTTAGATGTAACGAAAGCTCCTATAATGACAGTTAGCTGTTTCGATCAGTTGGTTTATCGTAAAATAATACAGGTGATTCGTAAAGGTATAGGCCGTGGGGTAAAATCCCTTGTTTCCGTGGATAGTCTGCCGGATAAATATAAAAAGTTAGTTGAACAAAAATACGGAAGTATGGACGCTGAGATTTTAAGAAACTGGTTCGCTTCGCATTGGGAAGTGGATGCGGATGCCCGCAGCTTTTATTCCCGCTTCCGTCTGCCTTCCGGCAAGCCTCTGGAACCGGAACAACAGCAGGAATATACATTGAATGCTTCCGCTTTACAGTCAGTTGTCCGCCTGATGAATGATGTCAGGATGAAACGGGCTGTCATGCAGAACAACAAAATACGTTGGGAAGAAATGGCCGGTGCGATCAGCTTCTTTCAAAAAGAGTTTGGGCATAGTCTGCCGCTTTCGGTAAACCGCTTCAAGAAGAAAGTGAAGGACTTTCAAGAAAACAGCTACATAAGCCTGATAAGCAAAAAGTTCGGTAATCAGAACACAAGGCTTGTCAATGTGCAGGTTGAAAGTTTACTGCTTAGTTTGGCGACATTGCCGAACAAGCCGTGGAATAAAAACGTGTGGGAAATGTACAACATGTTTATAGCCGGTGAGTTGACTGTTTGCAATCCGGAAACCGGCGAGATATTTAACCCGGCGGAATTTGTGGATAAGAAAGGAAACCCGATCAGGCTTAGTCAATCCACTATAAACAACTATCTGAACCAGCCTAAAAATCAGGTCTTGATAAATCACAGACTTATGAGTTGGAGCACATTCATGCACAATGAACGCCCGCATGTACACCGCCACGCCCCGGAATTTTCTTTCAGTAAGATTTCGTTCGACGACCGCGATTTGCCACGTAAGCTGAAGGATACCAAACAACGTCCAAAGGCTTATTATGCCTATGACGTAACCAGCCAATGTGTAGTCGGTCTTGCTTACAACCGTAATAAGAACGTTGATTTAGTGGTAGACTGTTTCCGCGATATGTTCCGTCTTATGGAGCGTAACGGCTGGAATTGCCCGGCGCAAGTCGAAGTGGAAAACCACCTTATGAGCCAGTGGAAAGATAGTTTTTTAAAAGCCGGTACGATGTTTCCCTTTGTTCGTTTCTGTGCCCCGCTAAACTCACAGGAAAAGTTTGCAGAACCATTAAACGGCGCAAAGAAACGCAGTGTTGAACACAAAAACCATTTAGGAATAGGCCGCTTTTATGCCAAAAATGAGAAATACAGGGCAGAAAGTAAAAAGATAAGTGACGAATATAACGACACTTACGAAGAAAAGCAGTATTACACATGGGAGCAGCTTATTCAGGAAGATATTGCGGATGTTCACGAATTTAATCATTCCCTGCATCCCAATCAAAAGAAATATCCCGGTATGACGCGCTGGCAGGTGCTTGAAAGTAATATGAACCCGACTTTGCAGCCTGTTGATAAGGCTATTTTATACCGTTTCATTGGTGAACACGTAGAAACAAGTATCAGACGAAACAGTTATTGCCGCGTAAACTATACAGACCTTTGGTTAAGCAGTCCGGAAGTTCTCGACCGCCTTGCCCCCAATAATAACCAAGTGGATGCCTATTACCTGCCGGATGAAGAAGGAAACATGGGCGATGTGTATATCTACCAAAACGGCGTACTACTTGATAAGTTAAGCAACGTCGGAACCTTCAATACATCGGAAGCCGAACAGACAGATAAGGACAAACAGGTAATGACAGAGCAAAACAAGCTAATCAGCCAGTTCGACGCAATGACTAAGAAAGAAGCTATTGCCCCGGTGGTGGTGATGAAAGCAGAAACCGCCAAAAAGATAGCGAAAGCAACGGCGAAGCCGATACAGGTTGATAATGTAGAAACGGATGCCGATAGCCTGATAGCTCAATTCAGCGACTACAAAGGCCGGGGCGTAGCAAGTATATAACAGTATTAGAATAACATTAAAACATTATTATAACATGGAAGTAACGAATGATATTAAACAACGTATTCTCGAAGCCATTACGGTAAACCGGGAAAATTACCCTTCGGATAACAAGCACGCCGCCGCACTTGGCATTTCGGCCAGCGTGTACAATGTACTGAAAAAAAGGAAAATTGACAAACAGGTTAGCGATACAAATTGGATTTGCCTTGCCCGTCGCTTGAATGTATCGCTGAATAATGAAATTCAGTGGCAAGCGGCTGAAACGCCGACTTTTGTCTATATAACCGAACAGTTGGCAATGTGTCAAGAAAGCAGTGTTTCTGCTGTGTTATGCGATATGGCGAATATAGGTAAGACGTTTACGGCCCGCCTGTATGTAAAGAACCACAAGAACGCCATATATGTCGATTGTTCGCAGGTAAAGACCAAACAACGCCTGATACGCTTCATAGCTAAAGAATTTGGAGTAAACAACAACGGCAGGTATTGCGACGTTTACGACGACCTGTGTTTTTATCTGAAAACGCTGGAACACCCTTTAATTATTCTTGATGAAGGGGGCGACCTGCAATATGAAGCCTTTTTGGAGTTGAAAGCCCTTTGGAACGCTACGGAACGTTGTTGCGCTTGGTACATGATGGGGGCTGACGGCCTGAAAGAAAAAATGAACCGGTCTATCGAATGCAAAAAGGTAGGTTATACCGAAATGTTTTCCCGCTATGGTGACAGGTACAGTAAAGTAACCCCGGAAGACGGGAAAGAACGCGAAGCCTTCCTGAAGGCACAAGCCGCAATGGTCGCCAAATTAAATGCGCCTGAAGGGACTGAAATTATGAAAGTGGTAAACCGTACCGGCGGAAGCCTTCGCCGGGTGTATACAGAAATTGAAAAAATAAGAAAAGGGGGCTTGGTATGATGAAAAAGATTTATCAACTCGGAATGGAGCCGCAATATGCCGCGCATGTGCTGTTATTGTGGAATGAAGGTGAATATCCCTGTGATATTTGTGTACGTCGGGCGAAAACAGCCGGTTTGATAATTATTGAACTGGATAATTTGGAGTTAGCTAACAAAATAGTAACCGCGACCCGTTGCAAGGTTGCATGTAGATACGCAAAAGGATGAAACGGGCTTATTCTCCTAAAGAGATACAATCTATGAATATACCCAGCTTCCCGTTTACCGATGAATGGGAAGCTGCATTCGGAACGCCTGACCGCACAGGCACTTGGATTATTTGGGGTGACAGTGGTAATGGCAAAAGTAGTTTCGTTATGCAGTTGGCCAAGTATCTATGCCAGTTTGACAAGGTGATTTATGACAGCTTGGAAGAAAGTACAGGGCTTTCGCTTCAAAACAGTTTGAACCGGTGTCGCATGGATGAAGTTAACGGGAGATTTCAGATACTTGACCGGGAACCAATGAATGAACTGTCTGAACGCCTTTTAAAACGGAGAAGTGCCGGTATCGCCATTGTGGATAGTTTTCAATACTCCGGGCTTACTTATGCGACCTACAAGGCAATGAAGGAAAAGCACCGTAATAAGCTGCTGATATTTATTAGCCATGCCGAAGGAGTAAAACCTGAAGGCCGGGCAGCAAAAAAGGTGGCTTATGATGCTGATGTAAAAATATTCGTGCAGGGCTTCCGGGCAATTTGTAAAGGCCGGTTTATCACAAAGCCGGGCAATCACTTTACGATATGGGCTGAAGGTGCTGCGCAATATTGGAATGAATAATAAACAATTTTAAATACATAGTCATGGATGATGTGATTGAAGCAATTTTAAACAGTGCGATAAAGAAGGCCGAAGGCTTTTCTTTCAGCGACCAGTCTTTTATTTATAGTGAAGTATCAGAACGCCTCACTAATCTTTCACACGACGCTCTGATGGCTGAATATGGACTAACAGAAGAAGATTGTATATGAAACGAAATTATGCCCGGTTTTATACTCTTCTTAACCGGATGCCCACATCGGACAAAGAAGAATTAAAAGTGGAATTGGTACGGCAATACACAAACGGCCGTACAACTTCCCTGAAGGAATTGACCGATAAAGAATACGACGCCATGTGTGACGGTATGCAAAGACAGGTAGGCGGATATAAAGCCCGCGAAATTGCACGAGAGGAACTAAGACGCAAACGGTCGGCGGCCCTTCTTCTTTTACAAAAGAATGGAATTGACACAACCGACTGGAACCGCGTAAACGCCTACTGTAAAAACCCGCGAATTTCCGGTAAGGAGTTCGGAAAATTGACAGTTGAAGAATTGGAACTTCTGTGTATCAAATTGCGGTTGATAATGCGGAAAAATGATAAAAACAAGGATTATTCACAATTAAATTAATAAAGTTATGACAGAAGAAAAGAAAGCCGTTGAAATGACGGACGAGGAACTGAAGCAGTTCAATGAATTTAAGGCCGAACAGGCTAAAAAGAATGCCAAAGAACAGGCTAAAAGAGATCGTGAGGCTTACCGCGATTTGGTGGATGAAACCATTGACAAGACAGTTCCGGCCTTAATGTGCCTTAGTCAAGGTATTAAGGAAACAAAGCAGTCGATTTTGGATGATTTCAGGCACGTTATTGAAATGAAAGCCGATGTTCTAAAGTTGAAAAAAGACGGTCAGCGCAGCGATACGTTTACCAACTCACAGGGTGATAAACGGATAACTATCGGTGTCTATACAACGGACGGTTATCGCGATACGGTAGAAGATGGCATAGCAATCGTTAAAGAGTACATCGAAGGGCTTGCCAGTGATGAAAAAACAAAGGCACTTGTTAAAATGGTGCTTCGCTTGCTGGCCCGCGATGCGAAAGGCACATTAAAGGCAAGCCGTGTAGTGCAACTCCGGAAGATTGCCGAAGAAACCGGAAGTGACCGTTTTATGGAAGGCGTTCAAATAATAGAAGAAGCCTATCAACCGGCGATAAGCAAACAGTTTATCCGGGCTGAAGTAAAAAATGAGAATGGCGCATGGGTTTGTGTACCTTTAGGAATGACAGAAGCATGAGCAAGCAACAACCAATGTTATTAATATCGCCGCCGCTTTTCCCAAAAGAACACCCGACAGAACAGGTGGTATTCGGCGGTGTCCTCTGCGGGTATTGTCATGGGAACGGTTGGTTTTGGGGAATGGATGAACTGACACATGAAAGTGTAAAGGTAGAATGCCCGGTTTGTAAGGGATATAAGAAATTAAAAGCAGTTGTGACTATCAACTGGGTAGCTGATGAAAATAAATAGTAATATTAAAATAATAAAACGATATGGGAAACATTTTAGACAGATTTAGAAAGCCAAAGGAAACGCAAGAACCCAAAGGGATAAAAAGAACAAGGACTATTCCGCCGCATGTAGTAGCTTGCAAGGTGTGTGACGGCCGCGGTATCATAGACGGCCATATTTGCGAACAATGCAAAGGTTCAGGGCGCGTAATAGTCACCTGTGATGTTGTAACCTATGTGATGGCATTCGTGCCGGAAACGCTTTAAAATAGGCTTATATGAAGTATGTCATATTTGAACAAGAAGGAACCGGCTTAAAAATGCCGGTTCTTTTTCCCGACCATGTAACACATAATATGGTGAATATAGAAGGAATGAAAATTGTTTCTGCCGGCTTCTGTTTGATTGGTGGGGATGAAATTGTTACCATCCCTTCGGGTGTAAGCGAAAGTTTGAATATAGGCCCGGCAGAAGGCGATAGGGGGTTAATTATTGCCACTTTGTGTAACGCAGGCGTATATGCTTTTCTAAACTTTTAATTTAAAAAATAACGAATATGGAGCCATTGGTAAGATTAAGGGGTTGCAAAGGTTGTAGTAGAGATCTCCACGCCTATATGTCCTGTGATAAAGATAATGTGCGAAAGGCTTTGGAATTGGGGATAGCCTGTACCGGAGCGAACGATAATGGAGCATACAACATTTATTTTGACGATAACGCGGAACTTTGTTGTCAGTATATGAGGTATTGTGTTACCAGAGAGTTTAGGATGGTTACTTCCATCGAAGAGGCTATCGAATGGATGGAACAAGTTATGAACTAAAAAATAACGAAAATGGTACTATCACCCGAAACAGTCAGCGCATACAAAGAATTGCTGACAAATCCCCAAAAGCACGGCTTATCATTTAAGCCACTGAATGAATGTTTTGAAGAGACAAAAGAAGTAATCCCGAAACATATATTGTTTGAAGCCTTCTTGAATTACCTTCAAAAGCCTCTACCCAAAGTGATATTTTATATCATCATGGATGAATTATATTCCCATTTGATAGGGAAAGATGAGAATACGAAAGATTTTGGATATAGATTAAAATTGATAGTTTAACCCTAAAAAACAGCGAATATAAGCAAAATTAAAAGGAATAAAATGGAAACAGAAGTACCAAATAAAATAGTTGAAAGACTGAAAAAGTTAATGCGCCTTCAACAATCAGCCCAAAAAATCGGGTCAGAAGGTGAAGCAAATGCCGCTGCGGCTGCGATTAGTCGACTGTTGACACAATATAATTTGTCATTGATGGATATTAACCCGGAAGAAAGAAAAGAGTCTTTGCGGGTACAAAGAACCGGAAATATTAGTTTTAAAGACACATACGGCCTTTGGAAACGCTTGCTTATGAATGTTATATGTGAATTTAATTACTGCAAAGTTTTCCTGATTTCCGGTCAAACAAATATGATTGTAGTAGGAACAGAAGCAAATACTTCAACGGTTATCTATTTATATGATATGCTGCGCAGTATCTTCCGCAAATTGGCTCCGGTCAGGTATAAAGAATTTGCAAACGGCAAACGTGGGGCTATACGAACAGAAAAGTATAAACGCAAATATATTATTTCGTACCTGAATGGTTGTGCCTATGGACTAAGGGAAAAACTAACCATTGAAGCAAAAGCAAACGAAGTGCAGGAAAAATCGCTTGTTGTTTGTCATAATCAACTGATAAATGACTATATGCGTAGTTATGCATCTGTCGAAAGAAAAGCCCCTAAAACGAAAAAGAAAGATATAGCAGAGGCTTTTTACAATGGTTATTGTGACGGAAAGAATACTAATATCAACAAAGCAATAAAATAATAATCCCATGAACTTAATTTTCGCATCAATAGCAATATTTCTGCTGTATATTGGCAGTATTGTTTTTATGTTTGGCATTCCGTGGTCTATTAGCAACACCTACTATCTTTTAGAGGAAAAAAGAAAAGGGTTGGGCTGGCTGTTTACTGCATTTTGTTACGGTGTTGGCGGTTTCTTGCTACCCGGTTGGCTGAATGTGACACCGGAAGGTTATCAGTTTACCTGCTTTCTCTCTGCCGCAGGCTTGGCTTTCGTTGGTACGGCGGCACAATTCAAAGAAAGCCTGACAAATGCAGTGCATTATACTGCGGCGGTTATCTGTTGTCTGTTTTCTCAAATATGGTGTTTCGCGGCCGACTTTTGGTGGTTGTCCCTGCTTTCTTTTGCCTTTTTTTTATGTGTTGCCGGATTTAGCCGGGAAAAGAACTGGATGTTTTGGATTGAAATAGCCGCTATAATGGCAACGTATAATTCAATTCTGATGCTTTAAAGTGATGTTGCCACTTTACGGAAAGCGGGATAAGTAAATTTATCCCGCTTTTCTTTTGTGGTACGGCGTTTAATTGATAATTTTGTATTTGTTCTAAATCCGCAATACATGAGTTTAACAGGCTGTTCATACGCAAAACGCGTTAAGGAAGTAAATGAAATATACGACGAATACGCAAAAACCGGTTTATCCAACCGGGCGATTTGGCGCAAGTATATTTGGCCTATTTATGGTATATCGGAAAAGACTTTCTATAACTATATAAATGCGGCCGCAAACCCTGCTGTTATTGCTAAACAGGAAGCGTTGCAACTGTCCCTGTTTTAATGAACGGCGATATTCGGCATAGTGGGTAGCTTCATCATTTTTTTGACTGCCGAATTATCATGTACCAAACATTTAAAGACTTCCGTATTATCGAATATTTCTTCGTGGTCGTGGCACGGAATAGAAGCCGTCCGTTCCAAAGAACCTAACTGTTCTGTACTGAAGCCGTATAAACAACGGTTTATTTTATCCAATAAATCAAGATGGAAAGTGTCACCGTCGAACCCTTCAGGTACAGCGTTTGTTACCACATGAAGCCCTATTGTAAGGTCTGCGTCCTGTAATCCGTTGGTTTGTGTCCGCCAGCTAATTTTACCAAATTCAATGAAAACGGCCGGCATGGCAAATATACTTTCTTCTTCTATAAATTCAACCTGCCTGTTCCAAAGGGCGATGTGTTTTATAGCGTAATTTGGCTTATCTCCACTTTCTATAACAGCCTGAAGCCGTTCTTCTGATAGAAATATTATATTTCCCCCTTCATCAATAATAAGCCGGCTAAGGCGTTTTTTTAATGCCTGATATACATCTTTTCTCATTTTGTAATAATATTATGCCGTTTAAAATAATCGTCAATATTTTGTTCTGCGATTTCGCGTATAATCTTATCTGTTGTTTTACTATTGCCGATAAAGCGGCGTTCCGGTATGGTGATTGTAGAACCAACCTTTTTCAAAGCCATAGCCCTGTAAAAGTTTTCTTTATCCGATAACGTCCGGTTGCGTTTGTTATCCCGTTTTTCGCCGTTTTTCTTATAGCTGTACCCGCTTTCAATCTCTTTCAGCTTTGCGAAGAAATACCCCTTCATCTTACGGGTAACCTTTATTTCTCCGCCTTCGTTGTGAATGCGTCCGTATGGTTTGTGTGAAGTGTACGCCAGTTCCGCTCCCCGCTTCCGGGAACTGATGCTTTTGCGTAATCCGCCGGTGCGCTGCATTAATGAGCCGACACCGTCGTCAAACTTCCTTTCGGGCCACTTCTGTTCATCAAAGAAAGATTTACGTTCAAAATTTCGGTCGAACTCTTCGTCTAATTCTACCTTTATATCATCCAAAGACCGGTCGATTACTTCTTTTCTGAAATTTCCGTTCATAAGATTGGGTTTTAGATTATTAATTGTATATTTGCGCTATGAAAGCATTCATTGTGTGGCCACACCTGGTCTTGGAACCTAAGACGGCGCCAATGGGTGCTTTCATTTTATCTTGTCCGTAATCGAATACAGGAAGCGATTGTGCCAAATAACACCTTTTTTCGACTTTTCGTCCGTTTCTGCCACATTCAAATAAACAGTTTTGCCTTCTATCTCTGATTTCAGATAATAGAACCGTTTGATTTTATCTTTTCGTTCATGGCTGAGCGAATCCGACGTTCTCACATAAACCGCTTTTTCCAGCACTTTATCCAGTTCGGACAAATGGTCTTTCTTTAGGACTGACGATCGGCCAAACGTATCACTATATAGATGCTCGTTCCCTTCCTTTCGGAATCCGATACTTTTCTGCATCCCGTCAATCTCCAGCGTGACTTTCTTTTTTAGAAGCGGCTGCATTTCCCTCAGGTAGTGCTTACGCTCAATGGCAGTCTGTGATTTGGCCATATCTCCGGCGCATTCCCGGATGATCGGGCACGCGGCACAAAGTTCATTGCTTGGTACTTTACCCAGCTTCACATTACCTTTTTTGCATACAGAACATTTGCTGATTGTATATGTATTGTAAGCCGGGTAAGCAGCCCTTTGCTTTCCGGGATTAAAGCGGAACATTTCGGCGTACTTCCCCTCAGTCGCCTTTTCTCCGGCCGTCATGGCTTCTTTGCTATCGGTTGCCGGATATTTGGCCGCACGTACTTTTGTAACGGTACAGCGACAACGCCAGCCATTTGGCGGGTAATAGCTATCCCAAAACGGGTCGCTGCTTGGCAGGGTGATACCTTCCAAAGCGCGATGTTCCTTTCTTACTTTGTTATCCCCTACCGTCCGGTATTGAAGTAAATACCGACCGCCTCCGTCGTCCTGCTGTTCTTCCCAGCGGGCTGCCATTTCGCTGCTTGCTACGGTAAAGTCATATTCGGTTTTCAGGTAGAATTTATTATAAGTATCATTCAATGTTTGAACGTCCTTATAATACTGTTCAAACGGCTTTATATTTCCGCTTTCGTCCAGCAACATACCTGCGGCTTCTTTCATTTCGTGAAATGTCTTGAACCCGCTGAAAACACCAACGCTTTCGTGTAAACTGTTTACCATTGCTTCAGATGGCGAACTTTCACCCAACCCCCGTTCTATGCCTTTGGAGAGAAAAGACGCTGTTTCCTCAATCAGCCCGGCGATTGCGTCGTCGCGAAGCATGGCCGCCCCGAATACGCGTTTATCGTGCAACCATTCTATCGCCTTGTCGAACGCCGCTTCAACACCTGAAATATCCGGGTAATCCTTTGCGGATAAAACAAGGTCGCCACCTTTGTACACTTCTGCCGCCCTACCATGCAGCCCCACGTAATCGGTGGGGCTTAGTCGAAAAAAGGTCTTGAAAGTGGTTGTGTCGGAACCTGCTTTTTACCAATGATAGGGATATTATACTTATCTATAAAGTATTTGGGGTCGACTTCAAACCGGTCTACAATCATTGTTTCAAATGAAACCTGCTGTTCCGGCGTGTAGTCTATACTTTCGTCATATATAAAACGTAACCCTTTTATCGGGAACCCATGCTTAACCATACGCGGTATAAGCTGGTCGTTTACTATATCCTTGACCAAATCCGCGTCGCTTTCGACAACATTTTCAAATACTTCAAGGTGTACTTCAGACTGCGACAAACTACTGCCATTGTCGATTGTCATTGTCTGATTCAGCAGCCCCTTGCTTATTTCGCTGTTGGCCCGTTCGACGCGTTTATCGTACACGTTAAACGCATCGCCGCGGGTTGTTTCCTTTATGTCTATTTCGGTTCCTTCGGGAAACAAGCCCCATGCGGCGGCTCCCATAGAAGCCAGCATGTTTTCAATGCGCGACCGATCTTTGGGGTCGCGTGCCGTTGACTTGGCAATTCTAATCGGCATGCCGAATATTTCTCCGAACTGATCCCAATAGGCCAGCATGTTCTTTTTGGGAATTGCCTGATGTGCCGCCTTCAGGTATAATCCGAGGTCTTTCGGTTTTCCGGCTTCAATAACCCAATCGGACAAAGGGCCTTCCCGGTAATCAAAACCGTTTTTCCATTCGTCACCCTGTTCGCGGATGATAGCCCCGTATTCGGGAATAACATGTTTACGCGGCACTAATTCAACGTCTTTGTAGCGCATTTTTCCGTCGACGGATATGACATCGCCCAACTGTATAAGCGAATGCCCCCAATAGCGGCTATCCAAAATATAGCCGATTAAATCTTTGAACCAGCCTGTTTCAAACAGGGCCGTAGCTTCTTCCTTTTCCTTACCCTTCGCATCTACCAGCTTGAAACTTTTTTTCAGCGTGAAGCCCTTGCGCTGACCGACGCAACCGGTCAAGTGAAGGTCAGCCTCTATATCTGTATAAATATCATACAGCGGGCCGCGTCGCGGGTTTTCGATATTCAATGCCATTTGCCATGCCTGACGCCAGTTTTTCAGGTCTTTTTGTGTCAAGGCATCGGCTTGCAGCTTCAGTTCCACCAGCATGGAATTAAGCCGTTTCCGGTCGCTTTCCCTTGCAAGATTATACCCGCCAATAGACAGGCTGTTGTTTATATTGCGTTTTTTACTACCCATTGTTACCAAATGTAAGTGTTACTTTTTCCTGACCCCCATTTTACAGGGTTATAAATATCTTCTTCGCCGTCCTCACCGGTGAAGGTTGGCAAGTCCGGTGTGACCTTTCCGGTCTGTACTTCTTCCAGCCACTTTATCGCGCGGTCGTAACGCTCCTTTCTTATTTCGCGCCCCATTTTATTTGGCAGCCATGAGATAAGATGATACAACGTTATATCACAGGCGTACATAACGATTATGTCGTTCCGTTTTTTGCCTACCGCGGAAAATACTTTGTCGGTATCGTACCGGCTACGCAGATAACCGGCAATTTCTTCGACAGCCATTTTTTCGGCCTGTTCGCGTTTTTCCGGCGTACTTTGTTGGAAGATAGTCAGAGCGTCCGCCGATGTTACGATATAGTCGTTCTCTGTTAGAAACATAGGCTATGCGGTTATAAGAATTGCACGTCTTTCCAAGTCTTGAATAGTAGTGCCTTTTTTAAAAACACGCCTTGCAATCAGGCTTTTTAATTCCTGTTTGGAATAGACTCTGGGAACACCGGCCACCATCAAAACGATGTACTTGCGTTTGCTCACTTGTGATAATTCTTTTGCCATCTTGACGGCTCTTTTTACTCTGTAATTCAGAATAATTTCTTTGAATAACTTAATCATATTACCATGAATTTTTAGGGCTCCGGCGCATACCGAAGCTGGGTTGATACTCTTGTACTCTTGTATATTTTTGCAGGATATAAATAGCCCCTTCGTCGGCGTCCGGTGCATCGTCATGTGTCCGGCTTCCTTTTTCGATTGAAAGGGTCTGTTCTATCCCGGCCAACATATCGGGATCGTTTTGCATGGCTTCGTTATAAAAGACAAAGCCACGCTCCCAAAGGGGCGAAACTGCTTCGATACGGCCGAATTTATCCGGCTTTTTACGCTTGTCGGCCTGTATGGGTAATTGGTAGCCCCGTAGCTTTCCTTCCGTTGTAAATTCATCCAAAAGAATGTCCTGAAGAAAATTGGCTTCAATGTAGTATTCGCAAATAACCCCTTCGGGCAAACTTTCGTGCAGGTCGTAGAACCAGCGTACCATTTCCGACACGCTGCACTGGCGAACAAATGCTTTGATGTGATGCAATTCTGTACCAATCTTACCCCATACTTTTATCGCCTTGTAGTCGTTTTGCGTTGAACCTTTAAAAGACGGGTCGCAATAAGCCACGATTTTGTCGTACCGGTCAAGCGGAAACATCTTTTTAAACTTAATCCAGTCTTTGCGAAAAACCGAACCTTCCTTTATGGGATTATTCATGTATTCTTTTTCAAATGCCCTGTACCCCATAAATTCACGTTTGGCCTTGATACGTTCTGCCGTCCAGTATTCCGGCCAGGAGGGCTTGCCGTTTTTATCCAGTACATTCACCTGACTGACGAATACGCCTTTTGACGCCGCGATATTAGCCAGTACGCTGCATTTACTGATAAGGTTACCCACCATAATAAAACGGCCGCCTTCCGCCCCAAAAGCCCCGAACAAGGCTTCCTTCACCCATTCGGTAATCTTTTTAACGCGGGTATCATTTTCACACAGTTCGTCGTCGTCGAGGTCGTCAATAACGATGTAATCCGGGCGGCGGTTCCGGTAGCGAAGCCCGCGGGGGCTTTGTCCGCGGCCGCGGGCGAAGAAAGCAACCCCGTTGCGGGTTACAAATTCACCGTCTTGCCAATTCCCGGCATTGTATTGCGCCCCGAAGTCGTGAATATACCGTTTGTTGTATTGTAATTCCGCCTGTATATCCCCGAGCAGCGTTTTTGCGTTATCTTCGGACTTTCCAACCAATACCATTACGTGTATCTGCCGTTGTTTTTGACACATCAGCCACATAGGTATCATTACGTCCATGTGTGTGGATTTGGCATGCCCGCGTGCCCACTTGAATACAGCTTTTAAATCGCGTGTTTTTAATATCCTCTTTGCGGCTTCTATGTGGAATTTTGCGGATTGTGTTACTTTTCCCGTTTCCCTGTCCGTGCAATAATGGGGATAATAGTATTCGACAAAATAGGCATAATCTTTTCGGGCACGCTCGATACGTGCGATTTGGGTTGCTTTTGTTTCGGCGGCATTGACGGTAGACATGTTTTGTATCGTTTCCGACAACTGTTTCCATCTTTCCTGTGCCTGTTTTAAAGTGTTAGTTGCCATTGAATAACGATTTGCTGTTTCCTATCTGTTCGCTTAAAAACATATCTTGATAACGGTTCATAGTCTTTACTAAATCCGTCGTTAATTCCTTATCGACCTGCATACGGACAACCAGCCATTCATTGTATGCGGTTAACACTTCCAAAATGGTAACGGCATTTGTCTGTTTATCCAGTTCTTTTATAGAAGCGGATAGTTTTGCCATTTCATCAAAAGACATATCGCCTTCTTCCAGTTTGTCGTTAGCCTTTTGCATCATTTTGGTTACAAGTTCTTTCCGGGTGATGCTTTTAGCCATACGCATAGTATCCCAACCACCGTCGGAAACCCATTTGTTTATCGTAACGCGGCTAACCCCGACCTTTTCGGCCACAAGTTTTTGCGTGTCGCCATTCAGATAGTACAGGCGCGCAAGTTCTTTGCTCTTTTCCAGTTCCTTTTTTGACATAATTATCGCTTTACTTTTGGGCAAAATTGTAAAGTATGGATGGGTGAGGCAATTAAGTGTGAAACGCTTTCCATCTATTATAAAATGCTTTCACACAAGTGAGTAACGGTTGCACACTTTTTTGTGCGGACTATTTTAGGGGGTTATGTTTGCACCGGATAAAGCGCAGAAATGCAGTAATAAAAACGATGTAACATGTAGCAAATGGCAAAGCGAATAATTATAAGTGATGAGTCCGTAAACTGTTACGGAACGTGGGTTAAAACCGATGGCGTTGATATTTCGCAATACGAACGTAATCCTGTGTTGTTGTGGATGCACTGGCGCGGTATTATTATCGGCTGCATCAAAGATATAAAAAAGGAAGGCGACAAAATCACCGGCGAACCTTACTTTGATGAAGTACGCGATGAAAGTAAACTTGCAAAGCAGCAATGGGATAAGGGTACGTTAAAAATGGCTTCCGCTAATTTTGAGGTAATAGAAACCAGCGACGCGCCGGAACTGATAAAGCCGGGCCAATACCGGGCTACTGCTACACGAAGCAAGCTAATTGAAACAAGTATGGTTGACATAGGCGGAAATGACAACGCTTTGCCGATGGTACTCACTTTTAAAGGTCAGGAACTAAAACTGGCGGCCGGTGAAAATTCGGACGGTCTGCCATTACTCACTAATATCAACAATCAAAAAGACGAAGAAAAGATGGATTACAAAGCTATCGCCCTGAAATTGGGGTTGCCGGAAACGGCCGGAGAAAATGAAATTCTTTCTTCCATTGACCTGTTGCTTGGCTATAAAACGGCCAACCAGCAATTACAACAGGAGAAAGAACAATTGCAGTTATCCGCCATTACTCAAACGGTAAAAGAAGCTACGGCAAAACACTTGATTGTGCCGGAAAAGGAAGCGCATTTTATCGAATTGGGTAAAAAGGTCGGTATTGAAAGTTTAAAATTGACTTTTGAGTCTATGACGCCCATTCAAAAGCCGATGAACTTGATTAACCAGCCGTCAAGCGGTTCTATGGCGTTGGACTATAAAAAATTGTCTGATGTTCCGGCGGATAAGATTGAAGAAATAAGAAACAACGACAAACATACTTATATGAAGCTGTACCGGGCTGAATATGGTGTGGATTGCCCGAATTACTAATCAAAAAAACAGGTATTAAATGAAAACAGGATTTAAATTATTTTCCCGTGTGTTGGTTTGCGCAACTATGGGGCTTATTCTTGCCGTTGCAGTTGGTGTTCCCGCTTCTGCCGGTGCGGCCACTGCCGTTGGCGTGTCCGCTTTAGCGGGAAACTTTATGCCCAAAGGGGCTGCCTGCGCCGGTGTGCTTACGGAAATTTGGACAGGTGAATTGATTAAAACCCTTCGTGCGGGTGATGTTGCTACCTTCTTGGATGGCATTCCGGATTATAGCCAATACGCCGAAAATGATGTTATTCACATGGTAGATGTAGGCGGCGACCCTGACGTATTAATCAATAATATGACTTACCCTATCGCCGTTCAGGAAATTTCAGATGTTGATGCGGTGTTCAGCTTGGATAAATTCCAGACTAAAGCGACCCCGGTAACAGACGACGAACTGTATGCTTCCTCTTACGACAAAATGTCAAGTTTGAAGGAACGCCATGCTGATGCAATCAAAGTTTCTAAATATGCAAAAGCAATTCACGCCCTTGCACCGGATAAGACAACGGCAAAAACACCTGTGTTGAAAACAACCGGCGAAATAGTAGACGGCGGGGAAACGGGCCGGCGCAGATTACAGGTTGCGGATATTATCGCACTGAAAGATGCCTTTGATAAAGCGCAAATACCATTGCAGGGCCGCCGTTTGGTATTGTGTTCCGACCATGTAAACGATTTATTGCTGACAGACCAAAAGTTCAAAGACCAATACTATAACTATACAACCGGTAAAATATCCAATCTGTATAGTTTTGAAGTCTTCGAATATTGTGCCAACCCTGTATATAAGGCCGACGGAACAAAGGTCAAGTTTGGAACTGCTGCCGGCGCAAATGAATTTCAAGCTTCTGTCGCTTTCTATACAAAGCGTGCTTTCAAGGCTTCCGGTTCTACTACGATGTATTACAGTGAGGCAAAAACTGACCCGCTGAACCAGCGCAGCCTTGTAAACTTCCGTCATTATTTCATTGTGCTGCCAAAGAAAAAAGACGCGATGGCGGCTATCATGTCGGATTATGTAGCAGCTAAGGCATGACAACACCACGCGGAATAAGAAATAATAACCCCGGTAACATCCGAAATTCGGATGCTACCGATTGGCAGGGTGAAGTAAAAAAATCGGAAAAGAAAGATAATGCTTTTGAAGAATTTGAAGATATGGCGCATGGTTATCGTGCCCTGATTAAGTTGCTTCAAAACTATCGTAAAAAGCATAATTGTAAAACGATTGCGGACTTTATTAGCCGGTGGGCTCCGAGAACAGAGAATGATACAGCTGCGTATATACAAAGAGTTTGCCGCGAAATGCAAGTTACTGCGACCTATGTGCCGGATGTGAACGACAAAACGACTATGTGCAATTTTGCAGCGGCTATCAGTCAGGTAGAAAACGGCATTCCTGCCGTGCAGGCTGATGTATATGCGGGCTGGAATTTATTAAAGTAAACCTAAGAAGTCAGGATGGAATTGTCTGGAATAATTTCGTTGGTCGCCGCAATCATATCCGCACCGTTAAGCGCGTGGCTCACGGCTATATTACTGCGAAAGAAGTATGACGTGGAAGTCGAACAACTTCGGGCGCAAGTAAAAGCCTCAAAGGCGGAAACCCGCGGCGATGAACTGGAAAATGTAAAAAAGGCAATGGCCATCCTGATGGAAGAGGTGGTCGAGCCGCTAAAAAAAGAAATAAATGAAATACGGAAAGAGTTGGCGCGGTTTCGCCGGGCCGTTGAAAAAGTTAATACTTGTCCCCACGCTGATATTGCTTGTCCTGTACGTGACGAGTTGCGGCACGCAGAGAAATGCGAAGGGCACGCCCGCGAACCTACCGGATAATCTTGTAACGGAACGACTGGTTCCGGTTTATTTGTCGCCTGATTCGGCACTTCTTACAGCCCTGTTTGAATGTGACAGCAATAATCAGGTTATAATGAAGGCTTATAATGAATTGAAAAGCGCAGGTGTTGAAAGTAACCTTTCTTTTGATAATGGCAAACTTGATTACAAGGCTAACGCCAAGCGTGACACGATTTATATACCGGCAAAAGATTCTATTATTTATGTGCCACTGCCCGTTCCCGGCGATACGGTCTATACCAACCGGCTTACATGGTGGCAGCAGACGTGGATATACATAGGCAGATTGTTTGCGGTTATCCTTTTGATCAAGTATCTGCCTTTGCTTTGGAAGGCTATTTTAAAACTATTAAAACGCAATTAGAATGGCAAAAGAAAAACAGGGACAGCCGGAAGTAACACCGGTTCCCATAACAGAACAGGAACCCGCCTTTTTGGCTCAATATCGGGCGGCATACCCGGAATGTTTAAAATTTCATGTGACCGGTGATAACTTGGTATTCCTGTCGCACGAATACGATAAAGCCGTTTCTCACCAAAAAACGGTGGGAAAAGGAGAGTTAAAAACTTATTAATTTTTGAAAGCATGAGTTTACCAAATGTAAACATAGTTTTGGGTAACGGTAATATTGGTACGGTAACCCTTTCTGACGATGGTATTTCCGGGCTTATTTTGACCGGTCAGGCCGTAGAGGAAAAACTTACCCTTAACAAAGTGTACGTTCTTTCTTCCAGCAATGACCTGTCGAAATACGGCATTACCAAAGAAAACAACCCTTTGGTCTATAAAGATGTGGCAGCCTTTTATAAAGCGGCCGGCGATGGTGCGGAATTGCATTTGCTTGTAGTAAGTGAAGCAAGTACGCTGACGCAAATTTGTTCCTCTGAACCCGGTTCGCCCCTTCAAAAGCTGATTGACTCCGCAGCTGGACGTATTCGCCTTGTAGGTGTTAATCGTAACGCTCCGGCTTCTTATACGCCTACGGTTGAAAATTGCATTGACAAAGATGTTATTACTGCCGTCGATGAAGCGCAGTCGGTTGCTAAGTCGTACATGGGTAAAATTGCCCCCTTTGTTATCCTTCTTCCGGCCATTGGTTGGAGCGGTGAAACCGAAGGTTTGTATCAACCGAGGGAAGGTAGTTATAATTGTGCGTCTATTGTACTGGCTTCGGATGGTAAGTATGGCGAAAGTAAATTGTATTCGGCCGCAATCGGTCAAGTTCTCGGACGTGCGGCCACCTGTGCGGTTAATATCTCCATTGGCCGCGTCAAAGATGGCAGCATTGCCGCAACGGGCTATTTGACCGACGGAAAAACGCCACAGGAAGATTACAGCCTTTGGAATATCCTGCATGATGCCGGCTATATCTTTTATCGTACCTATATCGGAAAAAACGGTTATTACTTGAATGATGATGCAACGGCAATCGCAACGACGGACGACTACCACCGCCTTTGCCTTATCCGCGTTATTCAAAAAGCTCTTGTTATCTGTTACAAAACGTACATTGATGAAATTTTGGACAGTATCGAAGTAGACCCCGAAACCGGACAGGTTCCAAGCCCGATGTGTAAGTATTACGAACAGTTGCTTACACGTGCGGTTAACACCAATATGGTAGGTGAAATTTCAGGATTTACCGCCTATATTGACCCTAAACAGGATTTGATTACTTCCGGCAGGTTGAACGTTCAGGCAAAAATTGTGCCTACTGCCCTGCTGAAAGAAATAAATGTGGATTTAGCATTTAATAACCCCTATAATACAAGTGAATAATGGATAATTTTAATTCAAAGGAATACGCTTGGATTGATGTAACGCTTGTTATGCTTGGTAAACCTGTTACCGGGCTTCGCGGTATTGAATATAAAATGAAGCGACAGAAAGAAGCCCTTTTCGCCACAGGTAAAAAGGCTCGTGGCATTCAGCTTGGGAAAAAGGAGTATGAAGGTACTATTACTGTTCTTCAATCCGAATTGATAGCCATGCAGACAGCCGCAAAGGCGAAAGGGTATGACGATGTTACCGACTTGGAATTTGATGCTATTGTGTCCTATGTTCCTGAAAGCGGTGTTGTGCAGACCGATAAGATAGTAAATCTATCTATTACGGAAGCCCCATACGGGATGAAAGAGGGTGATTTGTTTCAGGAAATTGCGCTCCCGTTTATTGCCTGTGATGTAGAACCGAATGTTGTATAATAAAAAAAAGAACAATGAACGAAGAAAAAGTAATTACAGAAGAACAGATTGAGGCATGGAAAAAGAAACATGGCTCGGTGTACAGTGTAACAGTTGACAGCAAAACGGCCTATCTGAAAAAGCCCGACCGCAAGGCGTTGAGTGCGGCTGCCGTACTTGGGAAAACCGACCCGATGAAGTATAATGAGGTGCTTTTGAATAACTGCAGGCTTGGTGGTGATGAAGAAATAAAAACTAACGACGAATTATTCCTGGGCGTTTCTTCAAAACTGGCCGACCTTATCGAAATAAAGGAAGCCGAGTTAAAAAAATTATAAGCCGAACAAACGTAGCAGACAAGCCCGGATGGATGTTTTTAGCCGATACCCTTATCCGGGCTTATTTGCACATGAACCCCGAAGAACTCACGGATGAAGAATGGGCGCATCAAATAGCGATGGCCGAATGGGTTAAACAAGATTTAATGGTTAGCTTATGGCGAACAAAATAGAATACATATTCAGCTTGCAGGATAAGATTTCCGCGAAATTGGGTGGTATTACAGCCACTTCCGACAAAACGGTAACAGCCCTTTCCGGTGTACGTGAAAAGGTTGCTTCTGTCGATGCTGTATGCAAAGATACGGGTAAAACCGTAGGTTCGCTTAAAATGAAAGTTGATGCGCTTCAGGCGGAAAGGGAATGGATACCNCGCATCAAATAGCGATGGCCGAATGGGTTAAACAAGATTTAATGGTTAGCTTATGGCGAACAAAATAGAATACATATTCAGCTTGCAGGATAAGATTTCCGCGAAATTGGGTGGTATTACAGCCACTTCCGACAAAACGGTAACAGCCCTTTCCGGTGTACGTGAAAAGGTTGCTTCTGTCGATGCTGTATGCAAAGATACGGGTAAAACCGTAGGTTCGCTTAAAAGGAAAGTTGATGCGCTTCAGGCGAAAAGGGAATGGATACCGGCGGATAATTTGCCCGCCATACGCGAGTATAACAAAGAAATTTCCCGGTTGACAAAGGAGATTGATGCGCTGGAAACGGCCAGCGGCGGGGGCAAATTTAAGAAATGGGCTTCCGACGCTTTCGAGGCCATACCGGGTGCCGGCCTTCTTAAAAACCCGCTGGTTACCGGAATGGCGGCTATCGGGTTTGCTGGTAAAGCCGGAATGAGTTTTAACGAAGGCATGGCGAAAGTGAATATTACCGCACAACTGGATGAAGCCGGATTGTCTGACCTGAAAAAGAAACTTAAAACGATTGCGGACGACAATAAAACAGATGTTGTTTTAGCACCTGTCGGGTTTGAGCAGATAAACTCACAGCTTAACGATGTTGATTTGTCACTTTCTATTTTGGATGCTTCGTTAAAAGGCAGTAAGGCCGGTTTTACTCAATTAGACACTGTTTCCGCCGCACTGGCTCAAACCCTGTCTATTGTCGGCAAAGAAAATACGACGGCCGCGGAAGTCTTGGATACATTCTTTGCGGCTAAGCGTGTGGGGGCCGGTGAGTTTTCCGACTTTGCCCGGTATATGCCGAACCTGATTGCGGGCGCGTCGAATTTAGGAGTAGCCTACAAAGAAGTTGCCGGAACATTTGCTTATATGACGGGGAAAGGGCAAAGCGCGGAACGTGCTGCCGTCCTGATGGAAAATGCGTTTTCTATTTTGGGGCGCGGCGAGGTACGCGACAAGCTGGCAAAATCCGGTGTAAAGGTGTTTGATGAAGCCGGTAAAATTAGAAGCCTTGTGGATATTTTCTCCGATTTGCAAGGCGTTATGGCCGGATTGAATGATGAACAAAAATCTTCCTTCCTTGAAAAATTGGGAATGGTAGATAAAGAAGCAAAAAACGCATTCGCTATTTTGACCTCTGATATTACAAAGTATAACGCATCTATGAAAGATGTTGTTAATTCTTCCGGAGAAACCGACAAGGCTTTGGAATACTCACAAAACAGCGTACAACGATTAACAGAGGTTTGGAACAAATTCAAGAATATCGGTGTAACTGTCGGCGAAATAATCCTACCGGTTATTAGTGCCGGGTTGAGTGTTGCCGATGTGGTGTTGACCGGCGTTTCTTCTACTCTTAATATTGTGGTTGGCTTTTTTTCTTCTTGGTATTCATTACTTCGGGAAGGGAACCCGCTTGTTGTTGGCCTAACGGCTGCTTTAGGTTTTTATTCTATTGCGATGGGAGCAAATTACGCCATTACTCAAAAATCTGTCATTATCGGCGGTATAAAAAAAGTAATGGATATTGCGCAAACCGCTGCAACATGGGGGCTGACGACAGCGCAATGGGCGTTAAATGCGGCGTTCTATGCTTCTCCTTTGGGTTGGGTTGCTTTGGCGATAGGTGCGGTTATTGCGGCTGTAACATATTGTTGGCAAAAATTTGAGGGCTTCCGCGTCGCTATACTTGGCGTGTGGGGTGTGATAAAAGAATTTGGGGCTACTTTATTGGATAGCGTTGTAAAGCCATTTAAGCAGGTGCTTTCCGGTATTGGTGGGGTTTGTTCGGCTATTGTAAACCTTGTAAAAGGCAATTTTAAAGAAGCGGCCGCCGCGGCTAAGGATGGTTTTAAAAATATTGGTGAAGGCGTGTTGGGTGCTAATCCTGTGTCAATTTTGTACGATACGGCCCAAAACGGCAATTATTCGCAGGCGTGGGAGAAAGGCAAACAGGCCGGGCGTGATAGTTGGGCCGCGTCCCAGCAAAAGACGGATGATGTATCAACGATGGATAAACTTATTCCAACGCCTGCACCATTACCGGAACCGGGTAATATGCCGGGAACGAACTTTAATGACCTGATGGCTAAATTGGGGAAGGATAAGAAGGGCGCGAAGGCTAAGAAAGTTCTTAAACTTGATGATGATGTAAAAAACCTGAACGAAACGGCTGTTTATACGGCTGTTACCCGGAAGCTGGCCCCACTTACAGTCAGCCTGAAGCCGACAGAAGCAAAAGAGCAGGTAACGAATAAGGTATTACCCGCCGGCAATGTTATTGACGCAAAAACCACCTTTGCGGCTAAAGCGGACGATCGTACACAAAGTTATGAGCCGGAAAAGGAAAATTACCTTTCTAATATTCTGTCGAATGTTCGGAAAATTGCGGCGGCTGTTATGCTTCCTTTAGCGGTTACCCTTTCTTCACCTGAAGTAAAGGGGGCAGAACAGCCCGTTGTTAATTTAGCTTCGCCTGAACTTGTAGCGCAATCCCCGGCCGTTCAGCTGGGCGGCCCGGTGATAAATGTGCCGGAATTTCCGAAGGCTCCCGTTCCCGATGTTTCTGTTTCACCGGTAAATGTTCCCCCAATTGTAAGCCCGGCTATTGAATTGGATGAACCGGTAGTAAATGTACCGGAATTTCCGGCGTCTTCCGTTCCTGATGTAAAGTTACCCCAGCTTTCCGATGCTTATTCCATGCCGGAAAAAACAACGGAAAAAAGCAGCTTTATATCTGAAAACACCACTACGGTAGAAACCGGCAAGACGGTGCATGTAGGAAAGGTTTGCGACAGCGTGGTTATACATGTCGCAAATACGGATAATAAAGGAAGTGAAACCATACGTGCTGAAATTATGCGCGTATTAGACGAATTGGCAGAAGGATGAGTAAATTTAGTTTAGGCGGCATATTGGCCAGCTTTATAGGTTACAAAGGTATTCCTTACCCCAGCGGTTTTTTCCCTGATAAGCCGCCGCAGTATAAGGGTTCAGGCTATGAATACCCCGGCGATGCGGCTTCGGAAAAGACTTATTCCGATTTGGGTAGTGTTCTCAGGAAGAAAGACGCACAGGGCCGGTGGTATTTTATGCCGGTGGTGTTGGAGCACAAAGGTAAGGAATACGAAATACCGAATGCCGTTATTTCCATTAACGGAAAAAAAACGATTGTGGAAACTGCGATGGTTGGAAGGAAGGGGACGGTCAAAGAACTTATATCGGTAGATGATTACGAAATAAACATTGCCGGTGTGGCTTTGGACAGTGATTTCCCCGACAGCCAGATTGCAGAATTGAACGACCTGTATAATATCAATGAGGCGGTAACATTGAAATGTGCCCTTACAGATATTTTTTTAGAGGAAGAAGATAAGGTTGTTTTAAAAAGCATCGACTTTCAGGAAATGCGCGGCTGTGAAACGGCGCAAGTCTTTAAAATGAATTTAGTTACAGACCGTAGTTTTGAATTAATACTTGAATGATATGTTTGTTCTATGTGCAGAAATAAAAATCGGTGGCGTTTCTTTTAAGAGCGTTCACAATGTAGAGATAAAGCGAAGCCTTTACAGCCTTGCCGCAACGGCAATTGTAAAGGTTCCGGTTACCGCTGTGCTCAAACATGCCGGTGAACCGCCTACACACATAGAAACGGCGCAGGCGGTCAAGGTGGGTGATAAGGTTGAAATTAAGCTGGGCTATGACAATACGTTGAACACCGAGTTTGTCGGGTATGTAAAACGGCTTAATTATAAGGTTCCGCTTGAAATTGAATGCGAAGATGAATATTACAAGCTGCGTTTTGTAAACTGTGTTTTCAGCAAAAAGGAAACGACGTTAAAAGACTGTTTGAATACCGTTCTAACAGGTATAACATTCGGCAATGTGGTAGACCTGACATTAAAAAACTTCGTAATAAATAATAAACCCGGTTCATGGGTTCTTGGCTACCTTAAAAAAGAATACGGCCTGATCGCCTACTTTGATATAAACGGAAAGTTATACGTTGGAAAGGCTAACGATGTCAAAGGCGAAACGGTAAAATACCGGCTTCGTGAAAATGTAATCAGCGACGACGAACTGAAGTACCAACTTGCCGAAGATGTAAAATTGAAAGTCAAGGCTGTTTGCTATTACAAGGATGGTACGAAAATAGAAGGCGAATTGGGCGAAGATGGCGGCGAACAACGCACATTTTACTACTATGACGTAAAAGACGCCGGCGAATTAAAAACGCTGGCACAGGAAGAATTAAAGCGGTATTCTTTTGACGGCTACCGTGGCAAAATTAAAACATTCCTGTTTCCCTATGCGCTTCCCGGAATGGTTGCAAGTATTGAAGACAAAGTATATAATGAACGAAGCGGCGATTACTTCATTGAAACGGTAGAAGTACAGTTTGGAACCGGTGGCGGTCGTCGTGTCGTTGAATTAGGAATAAAAGCATGAGTAAGGAACTTGAAGAAATACGACGGAAATTTCAGGGCGTGTTCGGTAATGATGGCGACGCCGTTTTTCAGGCTGTTGTTACTGATGTGAACGAAGATGAATTTACCTGTACCGTCCGCCGGGATGAACAGGTTGATTTCTTCGATGTCCGCCTGCGTGGGTTGGTTAATGCCGATTTGCAGGGCTTTGCCTTCATCCCCCGGCTTCAAAGCGTTGTGCTTGTGTGTCGCATCGGAAAAAGCAACGAACTTTTTGTTTGCTGTTTTACCGAAATAGACAAGGTTATATTTACCGACAATGATTTGAAGCTGGTGGTTGATTTGGATAATATCGACATAAAGAAAGGTGATAAAATAGCCGTCCATGTTGATAAGGAAAAGTTGGAAGTAACAAACGACAAAGTCAATGTATTGCATGAGGGTTCGGCTTTGACGGTTACCGCTGGCAGTACGACCGTTAAGACTTCGACCGGTGGGGTGACAATTACCCGCGGCAGTTCCGGCCTTAAAAAGACACTTGATGATATGCTTACGGCTATTCAGGCATTAACCGTCCCAACGCCACATGGCATATCGGGAACTCCTGTCAATGCGGCAAAGTTTGCCGCGATACAATCAGATTTACCTAACTATTTAGAAGGATGATTTATGCTTGATTACAAACAGACTGATAAGGGAGATTTAGACCTTTCTACCGGCGATTTGGTCGTAACTGAAAGTACTTACCAGCACCAGCGCGATTTGCTGTTGTCTGATAAGGGGCATATCCGGGATAAGGCCGAAGCGGGCGTGGGGGCTGTCAATTACCTTTTAGACAATGAACCTGAAGCATTGCTTCGGGCAACCCGCAAGGAATTTACAGCGGATGGAATGAAGGTTAAAAAGGTTGCCTTTTCGCCTTATAGTGATGATTTGGAAACCGAGGCAAGTTATGAAAACGATTAAAGTAAAAGATAACCAGATATTGCTTGATATAGCCCTGCAATATTACGGGACGGCGGAAGCTGTCGGCGAACTGCTGGTAAACAATCCCGGTATCAGGAACGAACCGCAAGCCCTTGTGTCTGTCGGCCGGGAATTAGGTAGCTTTTACCCTGATATAAAACTTCAGGTCGGGCAATCGCTGCAAATTAATGATGATAGCCGTACCATGATAAAAACGGTAGTCAAAAAAATAGAGAATGATGTAAACACTTATATGACGGAACAATGGCAAGAACGATTGAACAGATAAAAGAAAGTATTACGGAAAGCCTGAAAGCAACTTTCACCCTTTCCACTTCGGCGGCGGCAGAATGGCGGCTTTGGGTTCATTGTGTCGCATACGCTATCTATATGTTTGAATTGGTACTCGACGCATTCAAAGCGGAAATGGATGCGGATGCGGAAAAAGAGGTTGCCGGCACGCTGACTTGGTATAATGACAAGTGTTATGAATTTCAGATGGGGCACGAACTTGTGTTTGATACTGTTACCGGCTTGTTGGAGTATGAACAGGCAGACGAAGCGGCCCGCGTTATAAAAATTGCATCGGTGAATGTTTCCGAGGACGGCACTATCTTTTTTCGTGTCGCCACAAAAGACGAAGAAGGCAAAGTTGTTCCGATAACCAGTAACCAGCTGCTTAACTTCAAAAACTATATTGACGCAATCAAATTCGCCGGCACAAAGTCGACCGTTATTTCGACGGATGCGGACGAAGTGCGTTATCAACTGACTGTTTACCATAATCCGGCCAACCCGGTAGAAACAGTTCGGCTCAATGTTCTTTCCGCGCTGGAAGAATTTAAGACTTCGCAAAAATTCGGGGGCGTTATCTACCGGCATAAAATGCTGGAAGCTGTCACTTCCGTTAATGGCGTTGTAACGGCCAAACTTGTTTCGCTTGCCCGCAAAGGGACGGAAGATGCCGATTTTATCGACATAGATACAATTTCTTATCTGCATGCCGGCTATTACAATTATACCGAAGACAGTACGCTGACACTGATATCCATTAATGACATATAGCCATGAATATAATATTAAACTTTAAAGAGTTGGTAAGGCAATATGTAGCCCCGCACCGCCGGGGTTCCGCACGCTTGCAGTGGCTTTGGTCGCTTGTGGATTTGCAGGGCGTATATGATACTTTTTCAACGTGGCGGGATTACTACCGGTATAAAACACATGTGACCAGCCAGCATAAAGCCTTGCAAGGGCATTTGAAGTATATATTCGGTGGCGGTATTATCATCAAAAGTTATAACGACCAGTTTTTGGATATCGGGCTTAATATTGAACCGGCGCACTGGGCAATTTTTGAACCTATGCAGGAAATTGCGCTGGAAGGTGAAGGCGGGCAGAGTTTTTCCGATGTTGATTTTATTGTCTACGCGCCTGAAGGCATAGACTTAAATTTGTTATCCGCCGAAATAGAAAAATACAAACTGGCTGATAAAGCCTATAAAATAGTAACAAGAAAATGAAACGACACGTGCAGTACCCCGGCATACGGAAGTGGTCGGGCGATGATTTGATTGAGTTGCAAAGCGAAGGGCTTTTGATTGCGGATAAGTTCTTTTCTCAATATGGCAACTGTGTTATAACGGGCTGCGAAGTATCGGAAAACGGTATTTCTTCCGGCTTGGTCAGTATTGGCGGAATGATTATGCCGTTTGAAGCCGTAACAGGCATAGAAGTTTTCCCGGTGTACTTGGTAAAGGATGAAAAGCATGTCCAGCGCGAATATGCCGATGATGTGGTTCGGGATATAGTAGTAGAATATTATGCCAAAAAGGTACAGGAAAAACCGGCAGGCGAATACATAGAGGTTGCGGCTGACGGTGTGCCCCGCTTTTTCGATAGCTTACAAACAACGTGGCTGACGGAAATATTAAACCGGCTGAAAGAACTGGCAAAAAATGATGATGCCATTTGGAAAGCTATTAAGGCATTGCAGGAGTTTGATGTAAAAGCCGGTGACCGGCTTACCAAACTTGAAAAAAAGATGCCTTCGTTTTTAGACCATAAGCCGACAGTTACGGATGATGGCTATGATATAGGCGTAGAGGTTTGGACTATCGCCGAGAATGGAGCGAAAACATTTTGGAAGTGCCACGATAACATCAAAGGCGCGGCCGTTTGGAAGCCAAGCGGTGAAGGTGGCGGCGGTGGCGGAAGCTATGGCGGTGCGGTATATCTGACCGGGCAAACGAATTTTTCAAAAGCGAGTATATTAATTAAACAAGGTTATTTATCATGAGTGAAAGTGCAACAACAGGTGCGTATGTGTACCAACAAATTGTAAAAACGACAGCGGAATGGGCGGCCGACACGTCTATTATTGTCGAAAATGTATGGCTGTTTGAACGTAGGACAGACGGTAAAATCATAACCAAACTATCAGACGGCCTTCGCCCTTATAGCAAACTGGACGAATACGGGTTAAGCGCGTGGGAAGCAGCACAGCTTGGCGGCTACAAAGGAACAAAAGAAGAATTTTATGTTTCTCTTGGCTTGTTGGATGAGAAAATAGAAACAGTTCAGAATTTGGTTGCTTCGCTGGACGGCAAGTTTGCGGAAACACCCACTTTACCGGAAAAACCAACAGAGGAAACCTTAACGTATAAATCCGGCGAAGTAACCCGTGCATTTTCGATAGGTCAACAGTGCCGCGTCTTTGATACGGAAAATCAAAAGTATGTTTTTTATCAGTTGTATGATATTACGGAAGAAGGCAAAGCCGACTGGCAGATTGCCGGTTCTGATGGTTCCGCTTTTTCCGAAACGGTAAAAATTGTATTATCCAGCAATCAGGGAGCCGATGCCGCCCTTAACGGTGCTGTCGTGTCTATTAAGTATTCCGGTCAGCAAACCGACCTTGTCTGGTCTGGTTCGGAACTGTCCGCTACTATTCCGATGTCGGTAGAATATCAGGTAATACCCGCTGATATTACCGGTTATCTTTCCCCTGAAACACAAACTTATGTTGCCGTAGGTGGCAATAAAAGGGAAATAAGCCTTGTTTATCGTACTGAAGAAGTAACCGTAAATGTATCGACAAATGATGCGGCGGACTGTTCCGGGCGGACTGTCAGAATTGTAAACAGTGGAAATTCGGAAGTCATAGGAACCGGAACCGGTGCGAATGTGGTTATAAAAGTACCTTTCGGAATAAGTTATAAAGTGTCTGTTGATGAATTTGCCGGTTATTTAACACCTTCGGAACAAACTTTTACCGCGAATGCTGTGACCCGTACAGTCAATTTTGAGTATGAAAAGATTGTGGATGCCGGCATTACATTCAATAAGTCAATCAGCGACCCGGAAAATATTACGGGGGAAATAAACAGCGGCGTTCTTGCCACTATTCTATCGAAGTTCCGTCGTTGCCTGTGTAAAAAGACAGCCGACGGACAGGTTACCATCGCCTACCTGAAGGACACAGACAGTAATTATTATGAAGATGGCACAGCGGCGCAACTAAATGGAAATGAAGGTGACGTAATGGTTGATTTTCCCGAATTTTACTATAAATGGGAACAGGTCGACGCAAATAAATTCCGTTACCGTTTCGCAGAATATAATGTTGACGGCACATTCAAGCATGTTCCGCGTAGTTTGGTAGGGGCTTATAAAGCCTATCAGACCGGAAATAAACTTTATAGCCGTAGTGGCGTAACACCAACAACAAGCACAACCTATACAAATTTTGCCAGCTACGCAGCGGCTCGCGGGGCGGGTTACCGTTTGATTGATTTCCAACAACATTGCGTTATTGCTTTTATGCTTTACGCGAAGTATGGCAACCGAAATTTGCAAGCCGTATTAGGGGCTGGCGGCGCAACTTATAACCCCGCCACTACTACCGGCACAACCAATCAAAAGGGCAACAGGGACACCGTAAACGAAACGTCCGGCTATGTAAACGGGCTGGGGCTTGAAGGTGTTTTCGGCGGCCAGTACGAATGGGTTCAGAATGTATCAATTCAAGATAGGGTTTGGACTATTACCGACCCGGACGGAACGCAAAGGAATGTCAATGCGGGAACGGAAAGCGGATGGATTACGAAAATAGCGGCAGAAAACGGCCCGTTTTTTGATATGGTTCCGATTGCTGTTGGTGGTTCTGAAACAACACATTATTCAGACCATTACTATCAAACAACCGGCGGCCCCTTCTGTTTGTTGCGCTCCTGTGGCTCGTCGAGTGCGGGTGGCGGTGTTGCGTACTCGGTTGCGTTTCACGCCGCGTCGGACTCGAGCACGAGTTTCGGTTCGCGCCTCGCTTTCAGGGGCGTTATTCGTGAAGCGGAAAGCGTAAATGCGTTCAAAGCACTGTCAGTGCTTTGATACTCTTACCGGCGTAAGCCGGTCGAAAAATTTTAGAAAATTCAGTGATCCGTCCTGAATCGCTTGAAACTTATTAATTTTGCAAATGATTTAAAATATGTGTAACCTAAAGACGTAATAATTAGAAAAAGATGAAGATAAACAGGTAGATTTTCCCGGCCCTTCTGTTTGTTGCGCTCCTATAACTCGTCGAATACGAATGGCGGTGTTGCGTACTCGAATGCGAATAACGCCGCGTCGAACTCGAACACGAATATCGGTTCGCGCCTCATATTCAGGAAAAAGAATTTTGTTATGTGGCTCTTGATGGGGACGTGTCCCCGGACATTCCACAGGGAAATGCACCTTGCCTCTTGGCAGAAAATAAACAGTCAAAAATGTGTGTGGTAGGTAGAAATAGTCGAAGCACATAGATTTCTGAAAGCGATTTTAATATGAAACGATATGGTTATTTAATAGAACAAGTGATTGAAGAAGGCAACCTGACAGATGCCTTCGACGCTGTGATGCGCGGAAAGAAGCGCACCCGCACCGTTCGTTATCTGATAAAGAACCGGGACAGCTTACTTGCAGAACTTGCGGAAGAAATAAAGGCCGGTACATATAGACTTGCCGGTTATCGTGAATTTACCGTGGTGGAACATGGTAAAGTTCGCGAGATACAATCCCTTCCTTTTAAAGACCGTATCGCCCTTCACGCCATAATGAACATTTTAGGTAAGATTTTCGGCGGTATGTTGATACGCGATACTTATGCCAGCCTTCCGAAACGTGGAATACACGACGGTTTGATGCGTGTTCGTAAGGCTCTAAAAGATAAGCCGGGTACAAGATATTGCCTGAAAATCGACCTTAAAAAGTTTTACCACTCTGTCGACCAAGATGTATTGATTAAACTGCTTGGTAGAAAAATAAAGGATAGCCGGATGATGGATATTCTTATAGGTATTATTCGGAGTTATGACACCGGTTTACCTATCGGGTATCATTCCAGCCAGCTACTTGGAAACTTCTATCTGTGTTTGTTGGATTACTACGTAAAAATGGACTTAGGGGTAAAATACTACTTTCGTTATTGCGATGATATTGTTATTTTATCTTCATCCAAACAAGAATTACATGCTATACTGGAAAAGATGCGGACTGTGATAGAAGGCCGGCTTCATCTTACCGTCAAGTCAAATTATCAGGTGTTCCCGGTAGAAGCGCGAGGCATTGATTTTTTAGGTTATGTTATCCGGCATGATTATGTGTTGGTTCGCAAACATATAAAAGTTCGTGTTGCTCGTAGGTTGCACAAGGTTAAAAGTAAGAAACGAAAGTACATTGTTATCGCCTCTTTTTGGGGATGGATAAAGCATTGTAATGGAACACATTTATTTTTTAAATTAACAAATATGAAAAGTTTTAAAGATTTAGGCGTCGTGTACAAGCCCGCAGACGGAAAGAAACGCTTTGAGGGCAATCTAACCCCTTTGGGGCAACTCTAAAACTGCAAAATCTGTGTTTTGGATTTTGAAACCGATATCAAAACGAAGGAAGGCGAAGGCCGGTATGTAGTTCAATATGAACTTGACGGGCAAAAAGGCAAGTTTATCACAGCTTCAGACGAAATGAAGAACATTCTTGACCAAATCAAGGAACTGGGCGAACTTCCTTTTGAAACAACCATCCGTCGCGAAACATTCGGTGGTAATAAAACTAAGTATGTATTTTCTTAATTAGTAAATTATGAAACGAATTAAAGGAACAGACGGGGTTGCGCTGGTTGAATGTGTAAACCCTATAACAAATAAATGGCGTGTCCGTTGGGATGTTCAGGCAAATGCCGGAACTGACGAAAAGGGCGAACCGGAAACGGGTGTCAATTACATGGAAGAAGAATTTTCATGTAAACCGACCTTCCCGGAAATAAAGGAACTGATTACAGGGTGGTTCAACCAGTCAATTGACGAAAAGATTTTATCCGGCTTTGTGTGGAATGGTTATCCGGTATGGTTATCTACCGAAAATCAATTTAACTACAAAGCGGCTTACGACCTTGCCGTACAAATGAATGGAACAACCTTGCCGGTTACTTTTAAATTCGGTTCGGACGAAACCCCGGTCTATCACGAGTTTAAAGCACTTGACGAACTGACTGATTTTTATATCAAATCGGTAGCGTTTGTTCAGGACACGTTGAAAGAAGGCTGGATGAAAAAGGATACATTCAACTTTGTACCATATCAGGAATAACACTGAAGCCTTTCGGGGGAGGGTGTAAAAAAGCCCCCGGCCAGTATATACATAGACGCCAATCATATTTATATACACAAACGACAGTGCCGCGCGGCCGAGGGCTAATAACCTTCTTCCGCGACACTGTCGTTTTTTATATAAATATGATTGGCATTGCAAATATACGCTAATAAATTCAGTTATGACAGTTTTTGAGATACTTAATTTTAATAAGGAGTTATTGCGCCGCCTGATGGCAACAGGAATTAAAGCGAATGATTGTGTGTATGTGGATTTGTATAACGACTATCTGCAAATGCGTGATACAGGTTATAAAATGACCTATATTGTTGCCATGCTTTCCGATAAGTACAATGTTAGTGAAAGGCAGGTTTATTCCGTCATAGGCCGTTTAGGGAAAGACTGCAAAAGTAGTGCAGTGTAACCCGATACGAAAATTATGCCTTGTACCTGTTTTCATGCAACTTTGTGTAAACAAAAAACGAATAAGGCATGGAAATATTAAAAAGGACAACTTTAGGTAATTTAGTTATTAAGGCAGTTCCGAAGGCTTTGGCAAAAGAACTGATTGTAGAACACCACTATTCGCACAAGTGGAACGATGGCGGTTTTGGTAAGTTCAATTATGGTATATTCCGGGAAGAAGCCCCGGACAAATGCTTGGGCGTTGCTGTGTACGGTTATTTGAAGAACCCAAATGCTAAACTGTTCACCCACCCGAATCCGGATGCTTGGATGTGCGAGTTGAACCGCATGTGGATAGATGATGAATTGGGACATAATGCAGAGAGTATATTGATTGCTGCGTCTATCAAGTTGCTAAGAAAAGATGATCCGACCTGTGTAGCGGTGCAGTCGTTTGCTGATGGACGGTTAGGATGTGGCACAATTTATAAGGCGGCCAACTTTACATATTACGGCTTTCATTATACCAAATTCTGCCGTAACAAGCGCACGGGCGAAGTAACACACGAACAAATATTTACTAATAGTACATCACCAAGCGGTTATTTACGTTCAAATATGGCCTTCTTGTTGGGTGACATGGAGATATTTCGGGTAAAGACGTACCGCTACATATATCCACTTTGCAAAAAGTTTAAGTTCATTCGCGACCCGCAACCTTATCCAGCGTATGATAAAGGCGAAGAACCAACCGAATGGGTTAGGGATAATACAAAAATAAAAGCGAATATCATTAGACTACTTGATAAGATAGCCGCCTAAGAGATTTCACACTTTCTTTATTTGTTATAAAGGTAATGATTTTATGCGACATACGCAACTTTTAGAATGACTTATTTCCACAAAACAACAAAAAAACGAATAGCATTAAAATAGCGTTCAAGTGCCATTTTAATGCTATTCGTTTTTACTCAAAATTGAACCGCTTCGTTTTAAGCCCCCGGAAAAAACCGAACCGTTTCGTTTTAAAAATTCGTCCGGGTGGTTTTGCGGATTATAATTCTTTCAAATGCTGCAAGGTAGGGATACTTTCAGTATTAATGTCACTTTGT